GTCATTTGGTAAAACAATTTTTTCTTCGACTCGTCGAAATCCCGCTCAACCATTGCCGCTAAATATTCCCCCGAGTACTTTTGCAAAGTAAAGTTTCCACATTTAATCTCAATCTCTTTGATAATATGCGAACCAATATCGCGGATCCATCGAAAATCATATGCCGACCAATTGTAACTGGTACCCTCACATGGATGATAAATCGGACTCCAAATGTGCGGCAAAGTAATGACAATATAGGTGTCCATCAATAGCTCGGCATACCGCGGCATTTTGAAGGAAAATGTAGACGCTTCGCCGATGCGCAAGTCTCGCTGACCGTCATAGTCGATTCGGAATTTTAGTAACCCAAAGTTTGTAATTTTTCGATAAGTGGCGCGGAACAAGGTTTTTTGATAATCGCCACCTTGTATAATTGTATTGTTTGCACCTTCAGCGACAAGATTTAGTAATCCACCTGCCATTTTTCTATTCTTGTATATAATACATGTGTTGATTTAAATTATTTTTTAGACCGCTTATATATACAATTCAATAAAAGGAAAAATGCATATTATAAAAAAACTGTTAATTTTAGTAATTGTTTGTATCACATTTGTCATCATTCATAATTTGCTCAAAACACGCGCCGAAATCAAGTTGCAAGCCCAACGTGAACTAAACAAGCGATCGCAAGAAGGTTTCGGAGAAAGCGAGATTGAAACCATGAAAAAGTCAAGTTCGCCCTTATCCATCGGACCAATTCCCGACAAATACTTAGATCTCCCTTTGCGCGAGTTTATGGTGAAATCGTCCTACAATAGCGCAATCAGCGGCGATTATGCCAACAGCGAAGCAATCCGGGTTGTTTTGAAGAAGGGATGTCGCCTCCTCGATTTCGAAATTTACACAGTAGACGACAATGAATATGTATCGTATTCGGATGACTTTCAAACCATGGACACTCAAAATACGGCGAATGAACGACTAACATTAACCGATGCATTGAGTGCCGTCAGTTCCAGTGCATTCACAAGCTCTGCATGTCCATCTCCAGATGACCCCTTATTTATTATGTTGCGCATCAAGGGCAAAGATCAAAATAATGGTAAAAAGGATATATACAAGCGAGTCGCCGGGGCATTAACAAATGCATTCCCGACTACCTTATATCAAAAAAACGACAAGGCAATACAAGTTGATGGCGGAACCTTTTTAAAAGATATCATGAAAAAAGTGATAATAATTTTCGATACTGACGGCAAAATGTCCAACTACGACACTTTATGTACTTCCTCAGATAACGACTGCTCAGAAATATACAATGTTGTCAATTTGCCAGCTCACATATCTGGCGGACTCGAAGTCTACAGCTACGACGATATATTAAATAAACCAATTGATCCTGTATTTTCAAAGAGAGACGGTCTCGGAACCACTATCAATCGTTTCATCATGGTCATGCCTCCGAAAAATGATTTGGTAAATATTCCCAAACCGTCCGATGTTGTCGCTGCTGGTTTACCCCAGTTCCTTTTATACAAATTCTATGCGGACCCTAACAATTTAGAAGATTACGAAAATATTTTCAATTATGCTAAATCGGCATTCGTCCCAATGTCTTCTGTCATTTCTTCCTCTTCTTCTGACACAACCACCAGCAAAAAGCAAAAGATCGCACCAGCTGTTCCGAAAGCGCCCGCTCTCCCTCTTGGATCTGCCCCCTTACTCAAAAATATCTTGCAATAGTATATCAGGATGCAAACCAAGTACGAACCATCCGTCTGCAACGACAAAATGAGTTTCGACGAATGTGAGCTCGCCATTTTGCGTCAGGCGGTCGATGAAAGTGAGGAACTTAAAGGCAAAAAAACCGCGATGAACGAAGACGTCAAAAAAATCATCGAAATTTTAGAAAGATTCCTCCAGCAAAAACCGCTCATCTGCTACGGCGGCACTGCGATTAACAACATTCTCCCTAAGCAAGACCAATTTTACAACCGAGAACTTGAAATCCCAGATTACGACTTTTACTCGAAAAATGCGCTCAATGACGCCATCGAACTCGCAAATATCTATGCCGATGCCGGTTATTTAGAAGTCGAAGCCAAAGCCGGTGTTCACCACGGTACGTTCAAAGTCTATGTCAACTTTATTCCCATAGCCGATATCACATCTCTTCACGAAGACATTTTCGATGCCTTGCTTGTAGATGCTATCAAAGTTGCCGGCATCAAGTACTGCCCTGCCAACTTCTTGAGAATGAATATGTTCTTGGAACTCTCGAGACCCATGGGCGATGTCAGTCGCTGGGAAAAGGTCTTTAAGCGCCTTGTTCTTCTAAATAATCATTACCCTGTCAATCCTACCGTTAACTGCGACATGGTTAATTTTCAAAACAAGCTTGAAGCAAAAACAGTCAACTCTATTTTGAGTTCCCAAGAAAGTTTATCAGCGTCCTCTTCCGCAAAGGATACAAATATTGAAGAAGAAATCCATATTATTATTCGCGATGCCTTGATTTCGATGGATGCGGTTTTCATCGGCGGCTACGCATGCGCCTTGTATTCCGAATACATGGATGCCAAAGACAAACGAAAAGTTCAAAAAACCGCCGACTTTGACGTGATTGTCGAGGATATTGAAAAGGGCGCAATCATCTTGAAAGAGCGACTCGAAGATAAGATCAACAAAAAAATTGTCATGATACAACATGCCGAAATCAGTGAAATCATCCCCCGACATATCGAGATCAAGATTGATAATGACTCGGTCGCCTTTTTGTATGAACCCATCGCTTGTCACAATTACAACAAGATTACGATTGAGAACGGAACCACAGTGAATGTCGCGACCATCGATACCCTTTTGTCTTTTTACCTCGCCTTCATGTATGCAAAGAAAAAGTATTATAATAAGGATAAAATCCTTTGTATGGCCATGTTTCTTTTTAATGTGCAACAAAAGAATCGACTCAAGCAAAAGGGTTTGCTGAAACGATTCTCGCTTCTTTGTATCGGCAAACAAAGTTCACTTGAACAGATACGATCTGAAAAGGCCGAGAAATACAAAGAACTCATGTCAAAGCGCGACACGCCCGAATACGACGAGTGGTTTTTGAAATATAATCCAAATGCAAAGCGCCGTCATGTTACACGCCGAAAATATGCAAAGAAGGTTGACGAATTTATATTCTCACCTGATGCGAAAGCGTCGGCAAAAGCGTCTGCGAAAGAACCCCCCGCGTTTGCGGCGTCTGTCACGCAAAAGAAAAAAAATTATAAAAAGAAGAACCATAAAAAGAGAAAGCCAAAGAAGAGGACCGCGAAACGGTTCCTATTCTAGGGGAACTACGTTCCCCTATGACCCCTCCTTTTGATTCTCTTTATTTTTTTATCGATTTGATTTTGTATACATAGACATGTGTATACAAAAATTATTAAGAAAGGAGGGGGAACTACGTTCCCTTAAAAGGAGGGATCATAAGGGAACGTAGTTCCCTTACTTTATTGTAAATTTTCATCATATAATACAATGTCTTTTGGTGAAGCTCATCCGAGTGGCATCGATAATGGTATATTTCACGATAGTCATTCTCCAACAAATCCAGAATTTCAGAATCTTCTGTATATGAAAATGTCACCCTAGGAATGTAGGACATTGTCACGTACTTTTGCATGACTTTGCCAGTTACCACGTCGTCAAACAAATCATGCTCTTTCGCCATTTCGTCGTAGTGTTTGAGAAAAATATCACATGCGCGTCTCGACAAAACATATCCCGAACCGGACGCAAACTCCCATTCATCAAACGCGTTTTCAAGCATTCCGCCATAATCCATCGGGTTGTTTTCCAAATATTTGAGCATTTGTTCAAAATCAAAAACCGACGATAAATTGGTTCTATAAAAATAATCAAAGTCCGGCGCTGTGTTGCAAAAGTACTCGATTGCTCCTTTCGTCTTTTCAAGTACACCGGGAATCAAAGATTCTTCACCATATTTGTACAACGTCGCCGTTGTTTCGTCCAAGTAATAGGAGGACCCATTCGCAAATTTTGTATCATCTTTTGAAAACCTCAGAAAATATACAAACACATTTGGTTCATAAGTTCTTCGATACAAATCCCATACTTTTCTCATTTCGGCGTAAACCGGATTCGATCCGCCATCCAAAACACACATAATCACTTTCATCTTTTTGTTTTGTTAACGCTTCTTGTGTTTATTATTCTTTTTAGGCGGTTGTTGTTTCCATTCCGACATGTCCAGTTCTTCCTTCGAAACACCGACAAGTTCCTCCTCTTCCTCCCATTGCATCACCGGTTGTTCTTCAACTACTTGTTGTAAGGTTACATTCTCATGAATTGTCGTATTGTCCCACGGCGTTTCGTGAAATACAATCTCTTCATTGATCTCGTCTTGTAGCAACTTTATTTTTGTATACAACTTGGTGAAATACTTTAGTTGACTGCTTTGAAAAAATTCGCAGTAACTGATGTAGAGGGAAATTTTATCGGTCATCACGTTGTTTTCATATTCCAACGTGTTGATAAAATTGGCGATGCGAATGCCGCTTTGCGATTTCGACAAGTATTTTTGCACCATCTGCTCCTTTTCACGCAACTTTACAATCAATAGCGAAATCAGTTCTAGCGCGTTTGTATATACAAGAATCACATCTTCCAATTTGTATTCAAAAAAGGGTTCTAAATCTTTGTAAACTGGATGGACTTTCTCCGTCGGCACAACAATTTCATACTCCTCAAACACTTTTTGCAACATTCCATACAAATTGTAATAATCACAATATGTGCGATTTGTCAACAATATGAAATTGCGGTGCAAGTTGTCCATTTCAAAGTTCATGACTTTGTATTGAAAGTGGAAAGACTCGAGACAAATCAGGAAAATCTTTTTCGAATGGTTGTCTTTGATAAAATCCCCATGTATCTCTTTTAAACGCGTCAGCTTTTGTTTGATTGCGGTTTTTGTATCGATAATTTTTGCAATAACATCTGTGATTGGAATAAATTCGTTCGCTAACTTTTGTGTATCTGCCTCCATAATATTTACAATATGTTTAGATTTTTATCCATTTTTCGGGAAACATGGCCGCAACATCTTTGGGAATACTCGGTCCAAACCAAGTGGAAGGGTAGCATACCATTTTGTCGGGATTTCTGTTCAAGTAGGCACCCCACCAACTGAAGCTGCTATTGGCAATGATGTTGTGTGTGCATCTGCTCATTGACAGCATTTCTTCCCAGTCGCTTGATTCGCGAACCCTTTCGAAATTAATTTCACTAAACTCTTGTTTCAATGCATCAATATTGTTGCCAACTGTGTCGATATCTTCGTCCTCGCAGAAATAGCAGACGCGATCAACGCGCGGGTCCATCAACAATATGTAGTATAACGCATTTTTGTAATAATCAATCTCCATGATGGGGTGGCAATCTTGCAACTGTTTGTAGTCACCAAGTCGAAAATGTATCGATACTGTGTTTGACAGACTTTTTGTATCGGGAATCTCGAGCATTTGGAAATTTGTCTCGATTTCGTTTTCAAAGAACTTGTAACTTTGAAAGTAGCCATTCAATACAATATTTGTATCGGGCGGTGGATTTCTAAATGCCGCATCGCCCTCGTTAATTTGTATATAATCGCCGAAACAGATTGTGTCCATCGTATGATCAAGAATTGGTCGCAACAATGTGTGCCAATATGTTTGTCTCTTTCCAAGATTGTTTGTATACAAAAAAACATAATTCATATTGTGTCGAATTGAAAATGCAATTGTTGTTAAAATTTGAAAAAGTTGGTTGCCTAAACCA